CGTGCGGATTGGTGCGGGTGCTGTACCCGCCGCGAGAGAAACGAGCAGAGACGGCAGCACAAGCAGGGGCAGCAGTCTTTTAGGTTGAATGTTTGGCCGTGCAACACGTTCTTTTCTTTGCAACCTATATCTCATTGTGCTCATACATCCTCCTCTGCCTCGATGACGGTGGGAGCGTCAGCAACGTCAAACTTGAACGCACTACGCTCGGTAAGCACCGCAGACCATCTTTTCCATTCTGGGACCTCATCGTGCATAGTGACAACCATGTGTAACGCCTGTGCTTCCCACTCTGCTGTTTTCTTATACAGTTTGTTGCGGTCTATCAAGTCCCCATGCGGTGTGGGGACCGGGATAGCAGCGTTTCGTAGCGTCTGCCATCCGACGGGGCGGCTTGCGCTTACCTCGTTGGCCTCAACCGTTCCGTCAGAGTGAACGACAATCCACATCGGATGATCTGTCGGCATTTCCATGCCCCTTATCAGTATGCTCATGTTTCCTCCCTCGGCGGCTCCGGGAGCGGCATCCAATGGGTAATATGTTGATGTTGCGGCACATCCATCCAACGCCATCCCCATTCACTAAACGGGCCAAGTCCATACTTGTTATTTGTCCAAAGGCATTCAATCACTGCCTCTTTATCCGTATAACATAAATAAAAGCATAACTTTTCCTCTGGCAACCTCTCCGTCACGGGAATCCAGCGAGGCTTGTTAGCCTCATTGTTCGCCAGCTCGTTATATGCTGTTCCAACCGCCTCTGTAGTTCCTCAATGGCATCGGCGGCCTCATTGTACAGTTTTGCCGTTGCGTTCCCTTCGCTGTAAGGTAGTAAAACAGCAAGCGCCTCACTCATTTTGACGGCATCTCTCAGCCGCTTCACCAACTCGTCATACATCATCTTGCCCTCCCTTTTCTCTATTAAGCACACTCAAAATCTTATAGGTCACCAGCTTCGACATCTCGAAGCCCTTTTCGGCCTTGATGATCGTCGGCCGGGATACTCCGCACCGCCGGCCGAACTCCAGCTGCGATATGTCCTCGGCGGCCCTGTACCGCAGGATAGCCTCGCTTAAGTCCATGATTACGCCTCCTCTCTCTCATACGGCTCCGCCGAAAAGGTCCAGACATTGCCGCCCTGAATAAACTCACCGTCCTCGTCGTACTCGTTCTCCTCGATCCAGGCCACCCGCCCCACCAGCAGAGCAAAGGTCGAGCCCTGCTCATAGTAAGTGTCGCCATACTCGTCCCAATGGTCCTCCTCGAACGCCCTGACGGCATCCTGAATGCGGTCGAAGCTGTCCTGCACCACTGGGCAATTCGCGCTCTCCGCCAGATAGGCGTCGAAGATCTCCTGCTCGCTCATGGTCGGGACGCTGCTTTTGCCTGTTCCAAACCGAAACTCAAAGCGGTCGGTTTTGATTTCGTATTTTTTCATTTCGTGCTTCTTTCCTCAGTTGGCCGCGGCTTTAAGCCGGGCCAGCGTTTTGTCCTCCTTGTTTTTTTGTTTCTCTTGATCTTGGCTATACCTTAGCACATCTTTTTACACCTGTCAACACTTTTTTTCAAAAAATAAAAAATATTTTAGGATAAAAAAAGAAAAGCCCGGATCACTCCGGGCCTTCCTTGATACTTATTGAATTTTGCGCATGATACCATTATATACGCGCTGATTGACCATTTTGAGGGTATCCATCAGCTCGTCTATGATCGGCCATACGTCTGACGGCTTTTTGCCTGCGACCGCCTGCAGAAATTCACTGCTGCCGTAATCGCCCACGGTCTCCGGGCCGCTGTCTGAGAGTTGTTTTTCCGGTGGAGCCGGGGCGAATGAATAGGGCGGCGGATCATACACTCTGACGGCATCACTGCCGAAAAGCTCCTTTTGGATTGTCAGGAAGGCCGCCAGCTTAATGGCCGTACTGGCGTTCGGATTGCGGACGCCCTGGCATTCGGCGATGGCCTCCTGCAGGTCCTGCTCTGTTATCATAGTAGGAGGCCGCCTCCTTTATATGTGCTGTTCGAGCTTGCCTACAAAGCGTTCGGCGTCGCGCTGAATTTCGGGAGGGAGCTCGCCCATCATGCCGCGGATTGAGTCGATCATATCTTCCATATCGCGAGAGTATCCGTCCTCGCGGGAATACCGGCCCATGCTGTCACGCCGGGCGTTTCTGCCGCGTCCGCGAGCGTAAGAGCCGCGATAGCTTCCGCCGCCCTGGTTACCTCCGCGTCCTCCTCCCTGGCCACCGCGTTCATAGCTCATTCTGCCGCTGTATTCCTCCTCGTCCATCTCAATGATTTTACCGAGATTTTTAACTGCGTGAGCGAGCTTGTCCACGATCTCCAGCTCTCCGGCGCTCAGATCTCCCTTCGCACCGAATTTTTTGAGCTCGGCACAAAGCATCTCCTTGAGTTCCATTATTTCATTCATGGTTTATCCTCCTTCCCGTCAGGCTATCCGCGCAATAGTCAGGTTGGCATTCTGCACCTCAATGACCGGCGCCGGCGTCACCGTAGGATCGGTCGTTGCCGGGACGGCATCCACCGACAGCGAGAAACAGCAGCAACGCGGCACCTTAATAATTGCGGTGCTTGTCACGTTACCAAATTCCTCCGCAGCTGCCGGCGTAAATATCGCCCGAGAGGTCTGTCTCGGCTCGCCGTTGACCGTCAGAGCTACAGCAATCGGAGTTACGGTCCCGCCTTCAGGGATCGCGATGTTGCCGTTAAATGTCACCTGATACTGCGCAAAAGAATTGCAGGGATTGTCGTTGGCGCCCTTGAGAATAAAATTCCCGGTATCACCTTCGTGATAAACGTATCCTTTGGTGCAGGGAATAGATGTATTGAACAGGATCGGCGCATTCAGCGCCACTTCCTGAACAGGATTGTACAAAAATTCGCAAGCCATTACGCCACCGCCAATCAGAAGGAATTGCCGCCGCAGCCGCAGCTGTTGTTGCAGGTGAATATGGGCTGACGGCCGTACACCGGCACGCTGGGCACCGGGCAGTTGCTCAGACGATCGTACAGTGCGTCCACCTCGGCAATCTGTCCGGCACGGAGGGTAGCAGTCTGCACGTCCTGCGAGGCCTGGCCACGAGCGTACAGAAGCTCCTGGCGAAGCTGCGCGATCGTATCGTTCTTCGCGTCGATCTTGTCCTGGCAGAGCTGATCGAGAATGCGCTGAGTGCTCGCGGTATTCGCCGCCAGAACGTCACGCAGCGCACTGCTGACGGCGGCGCGATCCGCGCAAGCCTCGGTCGCCACGGTGTACCTCAGGTCGGCTATACCGGAATTTACGTTGGTGAAGCCTGCCGTATTTGCGGTCTGCTCCGCAAAGCTGCGGTTGAGAGATGCCAGCTCGTTGGCGTTCATCTGCTGAGTGATGTTGTTTGCCGCTCCGGTGATCGCCGCAGTGGTGTTGGCAAAGCCATTGGCCATGCTCATTTGCATATCGCCGCAGCAGTTGCAGAGCTGAGTGGCAAGGTTAGCTACACCGTCGCGCACGGCAGTCACGCTGTCGTGCAGCTGAGCGTCGCGGAAGCCGTCAGAGACGTTGTTGTTGATCCCGTTCTGGCCATTCAACAGCCACGGGAAGTCATACCCAAGCTGATTGCCGCCAAAACCGCCGAAGCCATTGCCCCAGCCGCCTCCGGCAAGCAGAAGCAGAAGCACGATCCAGCCCCAGTCTCCGCCGAAGCCGCCATTGTTTCCGTTGGCATACACAGGATAAGGAGCGCCCGTCGCATAACCGGTCGGGCCGACAAGCATCGTCGCACCTATGCCGCCATTTTCATCAGTGAGAGCCATTGTTTTATTGTCCTTTCATTATATTTGTCCATCCGCTATGCGCACTTGCGGTTGGAGTCTTGACAATGGCCCCGTTGCATCCTATAATAATTATACGGTTCGGGTTTCTCGCCATCTACAGCGGGGCCAAGATCACCGGGTTGATTGAGCAGATCAGCCCGGTGATTTTTTATCTTTTCAAGTTTGCGGCTATCTGCCGCGCCCGGTCATACTGCTGCTGAGACACCTGGCCGGAGTTCATCAGATATTGGATAATTGAGTTTGGATCTCCAGGATTTGATGGCAGATTGAGGCCTATACTCCGCAGGAAAAACACAGGATCTTGGCGCAGCGTCTGCACCTGCTGCATAAGCTGATTGACATTCAGCCTGGCCGGCATTCTATTCGGCATCTGCATCATCCTCCTCGGTCAATTTCTTCAGCTTTGACGGCCTTTTTTCCGTCTGTGATCTCAATTTTTCTTTCAGCGCGTCGAGCTCTTCCCGCAGCGCCTCCATATCCGCCTTCAAGGCGTATTCAGCGCCTCTCTCCGGCGTTTCCTGCACCGAGGGTATATCTTCCTTTACCAGCCGGTATCTCTCGAATGTGGGGCGGTCAAGCTGATTAAAGCCCATCGTCTTGACATAGCAATACGGCTGCGACTCGTCTTTGAATGTGATCGAGTTCCCCGGCGCCACCGGGTACGCCCGCGCCTCCTGCTCCGACTGCACAAGGATAAGGCCACTCTGCTGAATGGGAGCCTGTACGCTCTGCGTCTGCTGCTGGGCATTCAGCGCCCTCAGGCGGCGCAAATAAGCCTGGTCCTCATGCGGCTGCTGCCCCGAGTAATCGGGATACCACCGGCCATAGCTGTCTACCATATCAATCCCTCCGTTTCTTATACCAATAATATTGCGGCACTTCGTCCGAGCTGTCCCAGGCGTCCATCAGCACACCGTCAACGACAGTAGCTACGTGCGTTCCCGTGCCAAGAACGTATATGCCTTTTGGGTTATCCCGGGCAAAATCGGCAAATGTGTAACAGTCCGGGCATGTGTCCGGCATTTCGTGCCGGTTAAAGCCGTTGAGTCTCAGCACTGCGCCCCATACATTATTGCTCGACGGCATATCGCCCATCGCAAACGCCATTAGGGCCATGGCGGCAAAGGCGGTCTCCCAATCCTCGCCAAGTGCCGCAGCTACCGCTCTGACGGCGCAATCTCCGGTCTTTCGGCCGGTCGGGTTGGGGTTATACTCCTCGTACATATAATCGCCTCGTTTTTCTGGCTTTTCTGCTCTGCCGGGCACTTTCGCAGCAGATCTTCCAGCATGAGCATAAGCGCGTCATTATCGTAACTGTCCATGTTTTTATGATAATAAAAAAGCTCCGCCCCCGCTATGAAGCGGGGACGAAACTTTAAGGAATAATATGGGAAAGAAAGGAAACCTATAGATATGGAGCTATCTCCAGGAGCCTATCAGAAAGGATCTGACTAACTCTGCGCGGAGTCAGGTCAATGTCTTTGTCAGCGGCTATCGCGTCGGCGCTTATGCCGTCAACGTAGTGCATCTTCATGATCTGCCGATCCCGTTTATGGTGGATATACTCGTCAATCAGATACGATATATGGCTGTTCGTGTACTGTTTCACGCTTTTATTTTACCGGTGCCGCGGCACATATTGCATTTGCGGTACCCGGATTTGCCGCCGGTCTTACGACGCCGCGTTTTAGTCGTCTTGGTATACTTCGCTGTCGCCATAACAATTAACCTCTCCGCTGCCGTTTGCTATTGCTGTGCCACCATCGTCAGTTTTGGCCTCGTAACTTTCCGTCGTCACGACATCCTCAAACTGCGCCTCGTACCATATCCAGGCCGCGTTTGTCGCCACCAGGAAGGCAGTCACGATTATCAACAGTATCCACAGCCGCCTTATCGTGCGCTCCATCCGGGCCATTGCCGCCTCGTGCGCGATATAAGGCACCGGATCAACGGTCTGATGGCGATTGCAATCATTATTACACGACATGCACTTACCTCTCGAAAATCATCTTGACAAGCACACCGATAACCGCCGTGCCGATCACACCAACACCCCACAAGATCGCGTTGAGCTTGGTCTTGATAATTGCAAACTCCGTTGAGCCGGACGCAAGCCGCCGATTAACTTCCTCCATATTCTTGTCGCATTCCTGACGCGGCACAAATATCTCCTTGAGTCGCTCAATATCTTCTCTATCAACCGGCATGCTGCGTCCTCCTCAAAAATCATCAGCTACATTGTACCCACTCAACCGCCAAATGTCAAGACTGATCTACTTCGGGCAGCCCGGTGACGATGCTCGTCAGCACGGACAAAATGCCCGCCAGCAGGGACGCACTGATCACCGTGAGCCAGTTAACGTCGCTTATCAGCGCACTCGTGCCAATCGCAGCGATCGCGGTCTGCGCCACGGTCCGCACCGCTCTAATGGCAGCGGCTTTTACGAATTTTGTCATTTTGCATCGCCTCCCAAAAACAAATCAATAAGCCGGTTGGCAATCACGGCCATCTCTGCTCGCGTAACAGCTTTATCCGGCCGGAACGTGCCGTCAGGATATCCCTTGATAATACCGAGCTTATTGGATCGGCGCATGTCTGCCTCGGCCCAATGGCCGCTGATATCGTCCTTAGGCTCCGGCACGGGTACAGGCTCCGGATGATACTGCGGCCTTGCCGCGCCAACAATCTGGTAGATATATCGGCTCTTCTTTGCCACACAGCCGCCGTTATCCTGACTGCCCTCGCTGCCGGGGGACGTATTGCCCTCGATGCAAGTCACAAGATTGCCCGCACGGCTTATCACGATGCCTACATGCTGCGGAGAGCTGCTGCCGGAGAAATTGTAAAAGACGATATCTCCGCGCTGGATCTCGTTGAGGCTGATACCCTGACCTTGCTGTCTGTACCAATTCAACAGCGTTGAGCAAGCCGCTGTCTTTGCCCCGCCGAAAAAGGCCATGCGCTCTCCGGCCTCTTGAAATACCCACCATAGAAATATTACGCACCATGGCTGCCCTTGCCATGAAGGCTCATAGGCGTCCCAGTATTTTGTGCGGTTGCTGTCGGGCGGTGACTCGGTATATCCGAGCTCCCGCTCCGCCACTTCGATGACCTTACTCAAACTCACGTTCTTCCTCCTCTTTAAGGTAGCTTAAAGTTTCCTTTAAGTTAAATGCTCTCCCACTTAACAGAGCCATCTTCATAGAAGATTATCTTCTTGTTCCCGATAACAAGCTCCTCGGTATCACCATTGCCAATTACAACTTGATTTGACTTTGTAGTGGATGCGTTTTTCCCTATTGCGATAGAGTTTGATACACCATTGGAATAGGTCGCATTACGCCCAATAGCTATATTATAATCTCCTGTGGCCTGACCGTAAGCGTTTGATCCTATGATAACATTTGCGCCGCCGCCCTCTACGTTATATCCGGCTTGATACCCAACAAAAACATTGTCACTGTTTGAGCATTTATAACCACTATTTCTACCTATGGACACGTTGTTTGTGCCATAAGAGTTTGCTTTTCCAGTAAGTGCATAAGGGCCGATTGCAATATTATTATTCATCTTGCGACCTAAATACATTGCGCCCTTTCCAATCGCTATATTTTCATCGCCCTCTGTAAGAGCTAACATTGCGTCAGCTCCTACTGCAATATTGTTCTCACCTCCTGTCATTTGCGACATTGTAAATGTGCCAACCCCAATATTACGATGTCCACCTTGCAGAGCTTTCATTGACCCGTACCCAAGCGCCAAACATCTGGTTGACCCGATGGAATTTTCCATGCTGTGTTCGCCCATTAGGATATTCCAGAAACCTTTGTTGAATGCGTGATTAGGTGTTATGGTTCTATACAATGTCAGCGTTTTTGTATCCGAGGCATTTGCGTCAATTTTTTTGAGAGATATATTGGATATTGTGAACGCAACATTCGTGAACGGCTGAAAATATAATGTGGTGCCTGTATCAGAATGTAACGGCATTATGATGTGGGTGTCGCCATTATACGCAAGATTTTTATACTGCGACCCTATTCCAACCGCCACAAATTCATCTGAATCGTAATCCGTGTCAAACTCTAACAAATAATTAGAATTTTGCTCTATACCAATCCCATAGAAACTGAGAACGCCAGATTTTCCAACTGGGTGAGTGTAGCCATCTGTATTATTCCCCGACCAGTTGTCAGAATCCCAATGTCCGTCTGTTGTTATGAGTTCGGCACCTAAGTTGATTGTGATTTTCTCGTTATAGGTAACCGTTTCATTCTCCCATTTTGCGAAAGCTAAAATGCTAAAATACTCAGCATCACTTTCAGCCTTCGGCAATACTATTCTGACATAATACGCCCCCGAGGCATAAAGGTCATACACAAAATCGCTCGTCTTGTGTGTTTGTGGTGCGACATAATCTTTATTGCTGTCATACAAGACAAAATTGGCATAATAATAATCGTGGGTGAAGCTAATTTTAATCTGTGCATTGAGCATATATGCAATTGGTATATAATCACTTCTCACCCATGTGGTAGAAGCGACTTCTTCTCCTACTGAATTAATATCACCGTCCTCATATACGGGAGTGAATATTTCATAACCATCGGCCAGATTTTCTATGGCGCTCTTTAAGTCACCGATCTTGTCCCCGGTGACCTTCGCGTCAGATGCGTATCCGGCCTCCGTCAGCGTCGAATCGACGAACAGCTCCGTGTCGATGCTCACGCCGGTATCGACGTAAGCGCCGGTAGAAATGTCCCAGATCTCCCAGGTCCGCGTAGCTGCCTTGATCCTCGGCGACTTGCCTATGCTGCCCTCTATCTGGGCGGCTGTGTACTGAGAATGAAAAATAGGATAAGCCATATTATGTCCTCCTTACTTAATAGTATAACACCATTATCCCGGCCCCGCCGTTACCGCCAGCTGAACCTGCGCCACCAGAGCCACCAACGCCCGGAAAAAACTGATCGAGTGGCGACACCATAGCCAGCTCACGGCATCCTGCACCGTTGCCGCCTGCACCACCGCCGTTGCCGCCTGCACCGCCACAGCCATATGTTGGGACAGCCGGAGCTGCTGCATTTGCACCGGCGCCGCCTGCTCCGCCGAACATCCTCCAACGACTATAAGTGCCTTGATATATTACTCTGCCGGCTTCACCGTCAAAGCCGGTCGCGCCGTATGCCGCACCGCCTCCGCCGCCACCGGATGCCATGTGCACCCAGCTTGCGTCTCTCGCACCTGCACCGCCTCCGCCGCCGGCATAACTGCCAACCCCTGCGCCCGGATAGCCCGCCGCACCAGAGTACGCCCGCAGCGCCTGCAGGTCAGTACGCCCGCCGCTGCCTCCGGGTTGCCCGGCGGCTCCCGGCATTGCCATGCTGTCGCCCGTCAACGGATCGACGTAGGCCGCGACCACTGCGCCACTTGCTGAACTATAAGTCTCGCCGTTGATTGTCGCCGTGGTATGCCCGCCAGCAGCGCCATATCCGCCGTTAACTGATCCCCCGGCTCCGCCCGCGCCCACAACCACCACAACCGACGAGCCGGGCGTCACATCAAGATCCACCACCAGCACCTTTCCGGCCGTTCCCGCAGCACCCGCGTTTCCGCCGGCAGGCGTATTCTGACGGCCTCCGGCGTAC